ACTTGTGCGGGACTCCCGCGACCCGATGGCATGTACACCATTGAGGATTTCGTGGGCGAAATCGTCCATGCCGGACATGATTTTGCGACAACGATACGGTTGGCGCTCGGTTATGACGTGTTGGTAGATTATGAGATTTGCCACACGCTGCAACGTAACCGCCCGCATGTATGGGATAGATACGTCGGCACCGTCACCGATTATCAGGGCGCGACATATCATGTTGACGCGCCCGAAGCGATAGCGTTGTATCCGTCCGGTAGATGGCTGGGCGAATCGGACAAACAGGCGAACGGCGAGAATCTAGCGTACATGTCATGCACGTATAATCGAAATGTGGAAACGACACCGCGCGAACTTATTGTGCGGGACGGCAAACCTATGATTGTGAGTATTGATGGCGAAATATTATTATGACAGGCTTAAAACCGTAATATTGCCGCGAAACGCAGACGTTAACATGATTATCGGCGCGCGCGGTTTGGGTAAAACCTACGGTATGAGAAAATACATGATAGAGGATTATTTGAAAAACGGATATTGTTTTGCGGAAATCGCCCGTTTTCGTGAGGAAAACAACGATGTCGCCGCAGACTATTTCGACCGTATTATAAAAGACAATATTTTCCCCGATTATGAATTTCGCACAACAAATAAAACGGCTGAAATACGACGGAAGAAAACCGGCAAAAAAGAAAACCCGTGGCGGATATGCGGTTATTTTATACCCTTGACCATGCAACAGCGAAAAAAGAAAAGCACATACGTGAACGTGCGCAATATTTGCATGGATGAATTTATTATCGATAATGACGATAGATATCACACGTATTTGAAAAACGAGTTCGAGCAATTGGCGAAAATCGTAGATACCGTGACGCGTGAACGCGCCGACGATACCGAGCGACGCAAACCGAGAATATTCCTTTTGGGTAACGCGTGCGACGCGTTCAACCCGTATTTTCGACGTTATGAAGTGCCCCTTAATCCCGAGTATGGCTTGCAATGGCTTGACGGCAAAACATGTTTGTTCGATTACGTGCGAGACGATGACTACGCCGAGCAAAAGGCAAAGAACACCGTTGCGGGGCGCATGTTGAAAAACAATGATGATATGACAGCGAAAAACAAGTTTCGGCAATTTGATACCGATTTTATCGAAAAACCGCATAAGCACGCGAAACTCACTTATGTGTTCCGTTGGTTTAAGCAAGAATATGGAGTATATGTCGATATGCGCTGTGGATATGTTTTTATCTCCACGAAATACGACGGCGGCGCACATGTGCCATATTTTGCAATCACACGAGATGATAATAAACTGAACTACCTCACTGCGAATATGGCAAAAGAGCTGATTAAAAACCTTACATCGTATTACGCGTTAGGCTATCTGAGATACGACATGGTGGAAACGCAACACGCCATGTTTGAAATGCTCAAGAATTTCGGTGTAAAATAAACACGGTATACGTGAGGTGCCATAGTGGTGTCGCTAAAAAACGCATTGTCGATAACCACGGTTGACTCCGGCGACGATGCGGCCGTGAGGGAAAAGCGCGCCGATTACCGCTATGAAACATGTCACAAGTATGCTATTCTTAAGTCGTGCCGGTTCGGTATTCGTTCGCCGGTACGACTTTTTCATATATGAAAGGAAAAATAATGGATGACGAAACTTCCGAGGAAAGGGACACCGCCGAACGTGATGACCTTACGGAAAACGAAGCGCACCGTGTGGGCGAGTTCGATGATTTGCGCGACATGCTGCGTGACGTGCTTGACAAGGTGAGCGCAATCAGCGACCGCACGGACGCAATCAGCGAACGAATCGACGGCATATACGACAATTTCACCGATTCCGTCGCGCAGATGGTCGAAAACGGCGCGACCGTCAAGGAAAACGACGATGACGTGGCGGAAGCAATCGCACAGGCCGCGGCGGAAGACTTGGAAAACCTCGATTACGCACTCTGAAAGAAGGATGAATCATGGCAGTAGATAACGCGACAATTTTGGATAAGGTACGACTCAAGGGCACCGATGATTACCAGCAGCGTGTTCCGAGCGCAACGCAGACCGGTGTTGCTAACACCATGCGCTATCTGTTCGACCCCATGAACAGGCAGTACCTCAACGATTGTGTTTGGAGTATGGTCAATCGTATCGGACTTACCGTGATGGCGCAGAACGCGCCGTTTGAAAACCCGTTTTCGGTTTTCAAAAAGGAAAACTTGTACTGGGGTTCGACTGTGCAGGAAATCGCGGTCAAGTGGATTAAGGCGCACGGGTACAAGGATGATGCGGAAGATCTTTTGAAGATGCACCGTCCCGAAGCGGCGGTGTGGTTCTACGAAATGAACCGCAAAGATCAATACCCGATTTCATGGACGGATGATGAATTGCGTCAGGCGTTCGTCGATGATTTCGGCCTGAACCGTTTTATTGCGCAGATTATGGAAACGCCACGCAACAGTGACAATTACGATGAAATGAACATCATGCTTGCGTTGATTCGTCATTACGAGCAAAATCTTGGTTTCTACAAGGTGCATCTTGATGCGGTGCCGAGCGACGAAACCACCGCTAAGACGTTGCTCAAGGCGTTGCGTGCGACCGCTGGACGTATGCAGTTCCCCAGCACGCAGTACAACGCCTTGAACGTGACCGACATTCCGGCGTATGCTAATCCGCAGCAGATGGTGTTATTGGTCGAACCGGAATATCTTGCGTCGCTCGATGTCGATGCGTTGTCGGCTGTATTTCAGTTGGATAAGGCCGACGTTCCCTATCGTATTATTCAGGTGCCGACTCTCGGTATTCCGGGTGCGGTGGCGTTGCTTGTGTCTACTGACTGGTATCAGGTGCGCGATACCCTTTATGGAACCACGCAGTTCTATAATCCGCAGACGCTTAGCAACACGCTGTATCTCAATCACTGGGGTATCTATGGCGTGTCGCCGTTCACGCCGTGCGCATTGTTCACCACCAACGCGGGTACTTCCATTAAGGTTGTTACGCAGACCGTCACCGATTTTACGCTGACCGCAGACAATGCGCAAAAAGTCGTGCCGGGTGCCGTGATACAGCTCACGCCGAAACTCACCGCGACCATCAAACCGACCGGCACCGCCGTTCAGGTCGCACCGAACGCGGCTACGTATATAGTGACGGCGAAACGCGGTGAGAACGCTTATAAGCTCAATATCAATACGTTTGTGGATGATCAGGCGCGGCTGCATATCCAACGCGATGATATTGCGGCGGGCGATGTAATTGCGGTGAAAGGCACCGCCACGTATATTAATCCGAACGGTACGACTGAAACACATACAGCTGACCTAGTGCTTAATATTGAGGAAGCTGCCACGCACCAGGTAACGTCTGGTGGAAAGTAATAAAGCGGCATGTTAGAATCGGGGTATCGGAAAAACCGGTGCCCCGATTTTTGTATATGAAAGGCGTGAATATGGAATTTCCACATTTGCAGAGCGCGACAACGTTTCCTAGTGCCGACGCGCATACGTACGCGCAGTACCGCAACGTTTTCGATTACAATGTTTGGACGCCAAACACGGTAATCAAGCTGTGTCGCGTGAATTGGTACGATGATTACCACGACGTTGTGAAATTCACCGATGACATTGCAAGAGACACATGGTTTTACGAACTGGACGGCGAAAACGTCAAACTGACAACGAACATGTATATCGCACGCGCCGACGCGGACGGCATAAAATTGCCCGTGCCTTACATGACGGCGCAACAGTATAATTACATTGTCGTTGACTTTTCACATGACATTATCAATACGCCGTATCAAAAAACCGACGTACAGACACGTTATCATTTTTTCATTACTTCCGTACGCGCGGAAGCGCCGAACACGACAACATGCACGCTTATGCGCGACGTATGGACGGACTATATCAACAGCACCACAATCAACGGTCTACTGTTGTCACGCGGGCACGCGCCGTTAATGGAAACGACACCGGCGCAACTCTTGGAAAACCCGCGTGCGAATTGTCGTGATTTCACGCTGCCCGATGTTGACTATGGCAATGCCGCATCGAATATTAGGAAAAGTGCGCCGTTTAATCTGCAAAACGGTGCAAAATACGTCTGTGTGGCCGCGACGTTTTCACCCGGACAATTGCAAGCCATGAGTAACATGCGCGGTTCGAGCATCACGGACAGCGACCCGACATACAGCAATAACGACGGCACGGTAACGGGTTTCTCATGGGGTGCCGGTGACATTTACACGTCAAACGTTATCGGCGCGGGCACATCATACAATTCAATCGATAATCTTACTGCAAGCAACGTAAGCATGTATGCGCTCGAATCGTCCAAAATCTCGGGCGAATATTTCGATACGCTTTTCGCATATTATCCACATATCATGTCGCAGATTACAGCGGTTTTCGTCGCTACCGCAAACATGCTGCATCTTGGTAATGCTGTTAACGTGAATGGCGTTGAATGGCATACGGTCAGCGGAACGCGAACGAAACTATCCGATATTGATTTGACTATCGACGATTTCGGATACGCCGACGAATACGCGCAAATAACACGCTTATATCTTGCACCTTACGCGCACTTGGAAATATCCGACAATATCGGCAATAAAGCCCGTGTGGAAATCGCTGATTGCGGACAACTTTCGGTACAGACCGTCACATCCCTCAGTTATCCGATATTGCGGCAAATAGCCTGGCTTGACGGAATCGGAAGCGACGGCGACGCGTCCGTTACCATTGACGCTATCGACGGGAGTAGCATTACCGGCGACGTGCCGAACGCGGACGTGCTCAAAACGCTCATCTCGCACGACATACCGACATACGCGCTGCAACGTCGCGCAATTGATGCGCACCGCGCCGACGCATACAATCAAGAAGTCGCGCAAGCTCGCGAAAACGCCGTTATATCGTACGAAAACGGCGCACGTTCGGCAAACACGGCACAAAATAACACGTATCGCAGCAGCGCCGCGGCGGTATCGAACACGGCGCGTGCCAATCAGCGTGACACCGCGGTGAAAGACGAGTCCAATAGTGTGCGTACTGATAATCTGACATATTCAACCGCGCGGCAGAACGATGATCTAAACACCGCCACAATCAAGATAAATCTTGATGTCGCTCAGGACAACACATTGCAGAACAAGGCGTTTATAGAGGGATCTCAAACACAAGCGTTGTCAAGCGTCGCAAGCGCGATAGGCACAATGGCCGGGGCGGCGCTAGTAATCGGCACCGGTGGCGCGGCGTCACCGTTGGTAGCCGGTTCCATGGCTATCGGCAGCGCTGCACTGCAAGGTTACAATACCGGTGTCGCCATAACCAATAACGAAGAACTCAACCGCACAGCCAACGATGTCGCCAATACGAAAGCGAAAAATGCAAACAGAGCTAACAGCGAGCAAACACAGCATTCGATAACGCAAGCAACCAACGTGACAACGCGCGCGAACACGCAGGCTAACCGTAACAACGAATACGCTACAAGCGCTGCAACCGACATGACCGCCACAAGCGCGAACACGGCGAACGCGAATGCGTCGGCGTCACGCAATCAGAGCGTGGATAATGCGAAACGTGTAATGGTAAACACGCGGTCTAATGTCAGCATGGCGTGGCGCGATTTGCTCAATCATCCCGCGCGACCCGTTGGCGCGTATGGCGGCGACAACTTCAAACAGGCTACGGGGCTTGACACCATGACCGTTAAAATCGTCACCGAAGACAATGGCGCGATAGCGGCGGCGGGCGATTACATGCTGCGTTATGGTATCGCAAGCAACAAACTTTACAGCCGTCCGTCGTTGACGCCTTGCAAGCATTTCGCGTATTGGCAGAGCACGGACATATGGCTTATCTGCCCATTTGCGCAAAACGAACAATTGCAGACAATCAGGGATATCTTCAGTTCCGGTGTTACAATATGGAACAGACCCGAGGAAGTCGGCGGCGACTTCGTACACGACAATCTATAAGGTGGGAAAGTATGGGACGTAAACGCACGCACAAAAGGCCGTTGACCCGTGCGGAAATGGGCGAACGCGGCGCACCGATGTGGCAGCAATCACAAGCGCTCAATTCACAAGCGTATTCGATGGCGTATTCGCAAATGTTGAATATCGCATTATCTCGTTTCAAGTGGCTGAATCTGCCGAAAACTTGTGACGCATGGTTTCTCGAATACAATCTGTTATATTTCGGTTACGCCACAATCGCGTTCCCGCATAGCAAGCCGGGTGTATTTTTCAGTACGCAAGCGGTGACTACATCGAATTTCAACGTGTATTACAAACCGAAAAAATGGAATAGTTACGGTATCAACGGATGGCGTTTTCCGGTTAACAATTCCAACGGTGTGTTCATCTACGCGAACCGTGCGCGTACGCCACTCATTCCGACGATTGAGTTTTTCGCGCATGAAATAGAAGATTTGTACATGACGCGGCGGCAGAATCGTTTCAATCAGAAAACACCGTTCATCCTTGAGGTTCCAGCCGGACAGCAGACGGCGGGTATCAACGTTATCAAGCAAATCTCAGGCGGCGAAATGGCAATCATGACGACACCGGGTTTCACCGATTCCATGAAAGCAACCGTGCTGAAAACCAACGTCGAATACGTCGGCATGGAATTACAGAACGACATACAAAACACCTGGAACGCGTTTTATCAATCGTTGGGCATTAAAAATCTCCCGTTGAAAATGGAACGACAAACCGCCGACGAAATCAACGACTATGGCGAACCGACCGACCTACGCGCACTCAGTGAACTTGAGGAACGGCGCGCCGCGTGCGACATACTCAACACAAGATTCAGAAAATACCTCAAGAAACCGATACAAGTTGTATGGAACGAAGACAATGTTTCCCGCAATTATAGTTACTTGACGGACGTTGAAAGAATGAACGACGATGACCATGCAGAATGACATAGACTATTATCAGCCGTACGAATCGCGCGACGATTTCCACGGCGTGATGACGTACACGTTTGGCGAACTGCTCGATATACCGGGCGGCGTTGACTGGGATAACACCGCGTGGTCATGGCGGAACGTCGCCTATGATGACACGCAATACGTGCGATGCTGCAAGAAAATCGAAAACCGTTTCTACGATCGCGAACTAGGCGTATTGCCCGCAAGCCGCTGGAAACGGCATTTCCTACGATTGATAGCCGAAATAATGCCGACCCTGAAACCATTATACGCAGCGGTTGACGGCAATTCCGGTATCATGCTATCCGATATGGACACATGGCATAAAATGCGCACCGTGTTTTCCGATTTTCCCGCAACGCAATTGGCCGAAAACCAAGACTACGCAAGCAACGCGACCGACAACCAATACGAAACAATCGCCAACGGTGACTTCATGACCAAAGTCAATCGCATAAGAAACGACGAATACGTCGATATTGACGTATTGCTACTTGAACATCTTGAAACATGTTTCAGCCCATTATGGACAGTAAACATAAACAACTATTGAAAGGATAATACACATGTTTCCACTGCTGCCGTTTTTCTCGGTATGGCCGTACACACCCGCCATACCCGCATTCTATTGGAACGCTAAAAGTCAAGAAGAAATAATAAAACACATCGCATGTGAAATCGACCACATAACGGCATATCTTGACGAAATCGTAACCGACATAAACAAAACATTAGCCGACTATGATACAAGAATAAAAAACATTGAAGCGCACATAAACGACTACGGTACGGCCATAGCGCAACTGCAAGAACAAATCGAACACATAGGAGACACACAACTAATATGGAACGTCACTAAAGGCGAATACACTGACAGTAAAACCGCGCTCCGCGATTTGTACCGCGAACTAGCGGTGTACGGCGCGCGAGTCACGCAAATAGCCGATATTAACACCGGCAAACTAGCGAAACACCGAACGGCCGAAACGTCCGCAATCGGCAACCTTACCATATTCAATGACGCCACGCCACGCGTCACTAATCCAACCACCGGTGAACAATACCCACCGTTAGCATGAAAGGAAGTATCATGGTTAACACCACTAATTATGAACTGGAAAAGTATGAAGCGGGAAATGCCGCAAATCTACTTGACCAATACAACGCGTCAATGGATAAAATCGACGCTGCAATAAAAAGCGTCAGCGATAAAGCAGACCTAGCATTAAACAACAACGTACTACCGGACGGCCTGGCCGCGTTCATAAACGCGTTAGGCCTGACCAAAACTAACGCACAAACACTTGGTACCACTCTCAACCACATATTAAACCGTACCGGCACGGAAATATTCACCGTCACCGACCTAAGCAAACTCAAAAAAACCGCGGAAGGTTATCCAATTCCACCGACCAAATAAAGGCGTACAACCATGTCATCACAAACACCGTTCTACCATCTACCACTATACGAAACCGGCGACCTAGCCGACCTACGCGACGGATACAACGCGGCAATGCGCACGCTCGACCGCGTAATACATCAACTAAAAGTACAGGAAGAAATAAATCATCCAACAAACCTCAGAAAGGACAACTAACGTGACCGATTACACAACCAACTTCAACCTAGAAAAATATCAAACCGGCGACGCGGCTAACCTTACTGACCAATACAATGCGTCAATGAATATTATCGACGATAACCTTTACAAAATCAACACTAACGCAAACACTGCGGGCGGTAAAGCCACGCAAGCACTAGAAACAGCACAAAACAACAACAAAAATCTGACAGCATTAGGCGTAACCGATACCGAAACCGCAACACAACTCAAAAACAAAATAGACACAACCGCAACAAACCTCGCTACCACAACCAAAACCGCGAACAACGCGGCTAACAACCTAAACGCATTAGGCGCGAACACCGTAGAAAACGCGACCAATCTAAAAAATCGTATAAACGACACCTACACAAAAAACGAAAGCGACAATCGATATGTACAAATACCGGTCACACAAGATACGCTAATCGCAATAGGCGATAGCTATTTCGAGGGTTTCAGAACAACTAACCCAACAACCGATAGCATGATAGTAAAAGCGGCGCAAAAACTGGGCTTGAAATGCAACAATTACGCAGTCGGCGGTGGCGGTTTCATCACCGGCACAACATTCCTACAGCAATTACAACGAGCTAACAGCACAACAACCGATAAAACTAAAATCAAATACGTCGTAATCGGCGGTGGCCGTAACGATGCATACGACAAACTGAAAGAAAGCGACGTTATAACAGCGCTCACCTACGCTAAAACCAATTTCCCATATTCAAAAATCGTTTTCATTCCAATGATGTACGATAACACTTGGCCTACACGCGAAGACGGCCAAAAATACGGTGTAATGTGCGCCGGTGGCCGCAACGCAAACGTATGTACCGTCAAGGACGCGCCATCATGGGGTCTCTACTATCACACCGGAATGACAGACATACACCCAAACACTGAGGGATCGGAAGTATACGCACAATACATAGCAACCGCAATTCAAACTAACGCAACCGCAATGCCGCGCGTAGAACGGCACATAGACGTAACACTTTCGGGCATAACGAACGGTACATTATCAGTATTCATTAACGGTCTAGACATATCCTACGTATTCCGAGGCAACAAAACAGAATGGAATCAAAATATTTTCGCCACCGTAAACAAGTCAAACAAATGGGGTGCATGGATTATGATAATAGGCTTTCTTGACGATGGAACACCACTCAAAATAAAATTCAACGGTATGAATTTCAATATCGAAGACGCGTTAACCGGAACAGGAAAAGCCGGAATCGTCAATTTCGCATACAATATGAATATATTCGAGCACAACTAACAAATAACAAACAACCCCGATAGGTTTTTCCTATCGGGGTTTTATATGTCAATCGCCGTTATCGACCGATTCGAACGCTTCTATAAAATCATACTTCCGCGTACCACACCACATCACCCAAGTCAAATCAATCCGGCGTGTCGCAACTTAATGGGAACCATTCTCAATATGGTCTGTCTATCCGC